TCAGCTACAGTTCCTTGCAAACTTCCTGTTAGCAAGTTACAAAGATCCCGCCTACCGCTTTGAAGCTGTAACAGTAGTTATGGATACCCTGACCCTAACGAACCAGAACAAGGTTCTAAACCTTGAGATTGGTGACATCGTGCTGGTTAGGTTTGAGCCATCAGACATACCCCCAGCCATCGAGCAATACTGCCGAATTATTGGGGTAAACCACGAATGGACTTCGGGTAGTAAAAAAATCAGCTTTGCCCTAGAACGCCTTGACTTTGCTATCTTTATTCTCAATGACCCAATTTTAGGTGAGCTAGACAATGACCGCCTTGCCTACGAGTGATAAACTAAACAACAGACAAAAGGAACCCAATGCCAAGAAAAACCTTTACCGCTGGTGAAGTCCTAGCAGCCGCTGATGTAAACCTGTACCTTAGTAATGAGGCTGTGCTTGCCGCAAGCACTGCAACTACCTACTCACTGTTGCCAGCAAATCGCTACCAAACTTTGGTATTTACGGCAGCTACAGCAGCAGTCACGGTCAGCATTGGAACCGCAACAGCGTTTTTACCTGGTGAGCGAGTGGACATTCTAAGAGATGGCGCAGGCACACTTACAATAACCTCAGAGGGAGCTGGAATAAGTATTGCGGGTCGAGGAGTGGTTGGAACCGCTTATGCAATCGGTCAGCGTTATGATGCAATTTCAGTTGTCTGCGTAGACACTAACTCTTACCGCATCATTGGTAACGCCTCGGCGGTGTAACCGATGCCAATTACTTTAGGCATACTTTCTGCTGCGGGAGCAACAGGTAGTTTTGATTTATTGCAGACTACGACAATAGTAAGCGACCAACAGGATGTCTTTTTTAATAATTTAGAAAGATATCAAACTCTTTATAAGCATTTACAAATACGAATATTAGCTAAAACACAGACTGGTTTTGGATCAGACCCAAGAATTTATTTACAAATCAATGAGGCAACTGTCAACTATGACTCGAACTTTATTCAGGGACTTACTTCCACTGTTCAAAGCGGTTCTGCTCAAGATGTCCTACAGCAAATGGAGTTGTCCCCTATCGGCGCAGTAAGCAATACTTTTTCACCCGTCATTATTGACTTTATTGACGCTTACACTGGGTTTAAGACATTTCATAGCTTATTTGCACTAGATGGGTCGGTCAGATCGGTTGGACAGTATGGTGGAAATAATAACAGCTCAGTTTTGCTAAGCAAAATAAGATTTCGCTTGGGATCTTCGGCTTTATTTGCTACTGGATCACGATTTTCGTTATATGGGATAAAAGGAGAATAAATGGCAACAGCAACTTTTGTACCAATAGCAAATGTGACTCTAGCTACAGCAGTTCCTTCCATCACTTTTGGATCTATAAGTAACCAGTTTGCTGACTTAGTAATTATTTTTCAAGGCTTGGGAAGCACAACGCTTCAAGGTCGTATAAGGCTAAATGGAGATACTTCGGGAAATTATCTTTATCAAAGAATGAGTGGAAACGGAACTGCTGCATCAGCCGTTGGTGCGACTGCCCAAACCTCAGGTTTTATTTCCGCCATAGCCACGGCAACCACAACTTCAAGACTAAATATGGAAATAAACATTATGGGCTACTCAGATACAGGTAAAAATGCCGCTATTTTATGTGCTGCGAATTCCGTTAGTACTGGCACAGAAATACTTTATAGCCGTTGGATTACTTCGACTGTAAATTCAGTTGAAATTCTTACTTCTACTGGAAACTGGGCAATAGGAACAACAGCAGCCCTATATGGGATAGAGGCCTAGACAATGACGATAGAACTCCTTGCTTCTCGCAGATTAACAAGTGCGTCTTCCATCATTAACCTCACTAACATTCTTCAAGATGGAACTGACCTTCTTGTGATGGCGCAGCTAAAAAGCTCAGCGGCAATAGCAGACATCAGATACACTTTCAACGGAGACCAGACTGGCGGAAATTACTCATACAGGACGCTTAATGGTACTGGTGGATCTGGTACTAGCGGTACTGTCACAAGCACTTCAGGAACATTGGCTGGTAATAACGGCGGGCCACTAAACGGGGATACTTCCATTTATCAAACCCACTGTCGCGTTCTTATCCCAAATTACACTTCAAGCGTAGCCAAAACTTCTTTTGTTCAAAATTCTGGTGGCAATTTCAACAATTTTACAAATATTGGAATAATCTCTAATTCTTGGGTAGGAACCGTACCAATTACTGCAGTCAGGTTTGAATGTATAGGTGGTCAATTTATCATAGGAAGCGAAGTATATATTTACAAAATTACTAAAGGAAGGCTAGCTGGAGTATAAATTACTCTTTAACAGGAAAGTAAAAATGACTGAAATTATTACCAAATTAGTTATAGATTGCTCAACAGGAGAGCAGACAATAGTTCCTCTAACAGCCGAGGAACTAGCACAGCGAGAAATAGACCGCCTAGCCTATGAAGCCCTAGAAGCGGATCGCATAGCTGCCGAAGCAGAGCAGGAAGCACTAAAGGCTTCAGCTAACGAAAAGCTCGCAGCTCTTGGTTTGACTGCTGACGAAATCGCTGCCCTGACCGCATAATGGCTGACGAAACAACTGGGGTACGCATTACCCAGCAAGCAATCTATGCCAAGCAACTTGAGCATGGCGAAACCCTTGTCAAGATCCTTGAGAAGCTGGACCACCTTGACGAAGTACCAAACAGACTTAGAGAAGTAGAGCTGACCCTTGCTCGCCTGGCATGGATAGAAAAGATTGCCTACACAGGTCTTGCTGCTGGGGTTACAAGTCTTATATCTGCCCTAGTTAGTTTCATCGTTCGGTAGGTACTTATCACGCTTTCTGCTATTGCAGATCCCGTGAGCTGGCTTGACGTTAGCCAAAGTATCTGGACCACCCTTGGAGATAGGGATTACATGGTCAATGTGAAGGGACATCTCCCAGCTCTCAGAACCAATCTTTCTATTTAGGCTCAGGTCTATCGGATTACCGCAGATGTGGCAGTTAGTTCCATACAGCTCTAGGACTTGGGCTTCGGTGTATTTCTCCCAGCCATTAGCTCGTTTCATAGCCCTTTTTCTACGCGCTATGCCATTTATCTTGTCTGGGTTTGCGGCTCGATACTTCTTGCCTTTTTGCTTGTGGTATTCAATCTTTGACTTGTATAGCTCAGGCCACTTAGCTCTGCGGTACTCGTTTAGCGCATCCTTGTTTTTGTAGTAATAAGCAAGGTTTTGCTTTCTATAGCTGTCTGGATTTGCTTGGCGTTTGTCATTATTGAACTTCTTAACACAACTTTTACAGGCGGCCCGTAAACCACCAGTATTGAAGTCCTTATAGAACTCGGAAGTGGGTTTAGTTTGCTTGCACTTGGTACAAGTCTTATACTCGGTCATAGTGGACTCCTTGTAAGTCTGCTCATGCCCCTGGTTGTTTGCGCAACGCAGGGGTCTTAGCTTTTATTCTACCTGTAAACTGGTTGTAAAGACTGATAGGACAGCAATGAAAACTAGACCACAGTGGCCCATTGACGGCAAAAAAGGAAAAGACTGGAAGATCACCAGCCCCTTCGGTATCCGTATTCATCCGATTGAGAAAATCCGTAAGAGTCACAATGGTGCCGATATATGGGGACCTAAAGCAAAAATCTGGGTAGAGGCTTGGCATGACGGAAAAGTCATTGCTGCTGGGACTTCAAGACTAAAGAAGGCTGATGGTTCACTTGGTGGCGTTGGTTGGTATGTGGATGTTCGGTCAAAGATTGATGGCAAATGGTATGTGGCTCGCTATGCTCACATGGTTGAAAACAGCCTCAAGGTTGTAACTGGTCAAACGATTACAGCAGGGACCAAACTTGGAATTATGGGTAACACTGGAGCATCCGCTGGAAGACACCTGCACTTTGAGATTTGCAAGGGTAAGGTTCATCGCTGGACACTTGACGGCTCAGGCTTTGTAGATCCAATGAAATTTGTATTCAATGTTATTGACAAGTGGGAACTAGAGCAGTCAATAGCGCCACCAATTCCAGACAATGGAGAAACATTACCCGCACCAGTCCACGAGCCAGTCAAAAAGGTAGAGCCTTTTAGTGCTGTAAAGCTAGGGTCAAAGGGCAAGTCTGTTGTCGCTGTCCAGAAGAAGCTAAAGCTAAAGGCTGATGGTCAGTTTGGTTTTGTCACCGAAGCTGCTGTAAAAAAGTTTCAAAAGGCACAGGGTAAGCCTGAGTCGGGAATTGTAGATTTACAAACATGGGAGCTGCTTGCTAAATAAGCTTGCCAAAGACAAAAGCCTACGAGTGATGCTTGTGGGCTTTTTTCTTTTTTTCATGGTTTGGCAACCCACCCCTGCCTACGCTCAAGAGGCTTGGGCTATCGTCACCTGCCAAGATTCGGTTGGCAATTCCCAAGATTTTACGATTGGATGGAACAATGAACACGACTACTTTATGGACAAAGGAAACATTGCCCAGCATTTTTGCGAGGGCGGGTTTGCTGGTGTCTTCACCGCTTTTATTGCTGTTACTGATTTGGATGGCGGGGAGCTGGATAGCTCTTTGCTTTACCATCCTGGTTACAGTCCTACTCCCACTCCTAGTCCTACTCCTGTGCCTGAACCTAATCCTGTGGATCAAGAAACGGATACAACAGTAAGAACCGATGATGTTGAAAGGACAGAAGATGTTGAAAGGACTGAGGATGTCGAAAGAACACAAGATGTCGTACGCACCGAAGATGTTGTTCGGACTGAGGATGTTGTTAGAGAGCCTGACCCAGTGGTCACGGTGGCTCCCGTAGAGCCTGAGCCGACTCCAGAACCAGAACCTACTCCAGAAAGCCCTGTAAAGCCCGTAGAGACCCCGAAGCCCGTAGAAAGCCCAACACCCACCCCTGAGCCTTCTGAGCCGTCTACGCCCGTTTTAGAACCTCAAATTCCAGTTGAACCTAGTCCAGAAATTACTCCAGAGCCTCAAGGCGTGATGATTGCGTTAGAAGCGGTTGGTAAACTGATAAATAACCTACGCTCAATCGGGTCGGACATGACACCTGAAGTGCGCGAACAGGCACAGCAGGTTGTTGTCGCTTCGGTCATCGTTACTCAGATAGCAACCCTAAGTAGGAAACCTTGAAAAACTTTCTCAAAGACCAGCTAGATCAGGCTTGGACAATTCTCGGTCTCGGTATTGCTTGGGTGGTGCTTGAAGGCACGGCTAAAGACTTTGCTGGTTGGGCAATCATTATTACTCTGCTCGTTTGGGCAGCAACTTACCCTCTAAGGAAAGACTAATTATGTGGTTAGACATTGCTCGTAGAACTATGGCTGTTATCGTTTTGAAGGTTACAGGCATCTTTGTCGGTGGAGCCGTCATCGGTTTGGAAGTTGTCCAGGCTGTAGCCATGGCTGCTTTCGCTGGAATCATTGATGTCGCTCAGGAGCTATCCCGTAGCTACCTAGCAGACGGCGAACTTGACCCAGAAGAAATCAATAAGTCTTTTGGCAAAATTGCTGACAAGACTGACAAAAAGGGCTAAAGCCTCTTTCTTTCTCCATCTGTAGTTCCGCCCCACACGCCATGCATACCCGCTGAAACGGCGTAGTCAAGGCATCTAATCTTGACTGGGCAAACAGAACAAATAGCCTTTGCCTCATTAGCGACCAGTTTTCGGTCATGGGGGCTTCCCACCAGATCATCGGGGAAAAAGAGCGTAGGGTCTACGGCACAACCTACTCCGCCTGGTATGTCTCGGATGGCTTCTTGAAGCTCAATGTATTTGCGTTCTAATTGTCGGTGGCTAAGCATAGATTTACATTACTGACAAAACCCGCTAATGTGAAATCCCACACCGAATAGATGTGGGATTCACGCCAAATGAAAGAGAGGGAAACACTTGGCTATAACCAAGCTACCAACCGTAATAAACGAGTTGCAGGATGCAGTCCTACTGGGCGATTTTGAGAATGGGTCCGATGAGTGGCACGAGCTTCGCAATGAAGCTGGCGCTATCGGCGGGTCCGACATCGGAGCAATCGCAGGACTGTCTCAGTGGGAAAGCCCCTATACAAAATGGGCAAAGAAAACAAAACAAATCCCAGATGACTTTGAGCCAAATATGTCAATGCGACTTGGTACAAAGCTAGAAGCACCAATCCTTGAAATCTTTGCTGAGGAACACCCTGAGCTAGAAATCTACACAACAGGAACATGGGCAAACAAAGAAGAACCTTGGATGCGAGCGAACCCAGATGGTCTCTACGCAGACCAGACAGGTGAGTTCGGAATTATTGAAGTCAAGTTTAGTCGTGACTACTGGACACAAGTTCCACAGTCCTACCGCGCACAAGTTCTTTGGTACATGCGAGTATTCGGTATTCGCAAAGCGAAGCTAGTTGCGCTATGTGGCTCCAGCTATCAAGAGTTTGACATCAAGTGGGATCAGTTTGAGGCAGACGCTTTGTTTGCTGCTGCGATTCGGTTCCGCAACCATGTCGTGCAAATGCGAGCGCCTCAGTGGGATGGTTCGCTATCTACGCTGGAGACAGTCAAGAAGCTCAACCCGAACATTGAAGATGGCGAGATAGACCTAGATGATTTGGGTATGCACTACTTCAACAAACTTGATGAGTTTGAGCGTGTTGAAAAGGAACTAAACGAGCTAAAGAGTAGAGTCCTATCTGCTATGGAAGGTAAAAAGCGGGGCTTAGTCTACGGCGAACACAGAATTAGCTTGCGAGCTAGGGGTGCGGGACTTCCGTACTTACATCACGAAAAGATAGGGAAATAAAATGGCACATTTCAATCTCGGAGATTATGAGACTGTAGAAGAAAGAATAAAACGCTGGTACAAGGACAACCCAGAGGGGCGTATTGTTACCGACAACATCACTACCCTTCAGGACCGACAGGTTGGCACTTGGGTTACTAAGAGCTATGTCTATTTAAATGCGGATGACCAGGCTAGAGGGCTGCCAAAGGCAACTGGACTTGCGTTTGAGATTGACTCAAGCAAAGGGCCACAAGCCACATCAGCTCTTGAGGTATGTGAGACCAGCTCGATTGGTCGCGCATTGGCAAACGCTAATTACTCTGGCAACAAGCGTGCCTCACGGACCGAGATGGAAAAGGTTGCTAGGGGTAAGACTCCAGTAGCGCCTTTGAAAGATTGGTTAGTAATGGCTCAGTCCATGGGCGATGACCTTGACGGTCTTAGACTGTTATACAGCGAAGCCAAAACTGCAAACGCACCAAAAGAGACACTAGATAGGATTGCCGAAATTGCCAATGGATCATCTGGAAATGAACATTCTGATAGCGAGCCTTCGGGAAGTTCAGGAGTGTCTAAATGAGCAATGGGCTAGGGGCAACTACCCCGATGTGGACATCATGTGGCAGCTACAAAGGGAAAAGGGAGAGCGACTAAAAAATGGAGATTATTTCACCAACACACATCATTCAGGAACTCCAGAGGCTAACAGCGGAGATGGACAGGGGCAGTAACGCCCTTTATGACGCTGAGTGCAAAATGGCGGATGCCGAGGCTGCTTACGACAAGGCTGTCTCACTAGCCTTCATAAACAATCAAGGAACCGTAGCTGACAGACAGGCTGTGGCTAAGTTGCAGTCAGTAGATCAAAAGCTTCAAGCTGACCTAGCCAGAGCTGAGTTCAACAGGGTCAAAACTAAGATGAAAACCCTGTCAGACCAGGCAACAATGATGGCTGTGATGTCTAAAAATGTCGAGCTTCAGTGGCGAACACCCTAGCTGGTAGCCTTGAAGGGTGATTGCTGAAACCTGCTCGTGCGGGGCCAAGTTCAAGACAAATGAGCCTAACCCTGTGAAATTAGTCCGTGAGTGGCGGAAGAAACACACCTGCGCTGAGCAAGACATTGCAGATACACCTACCAGCGGTTTGGCAGACACACAGCTTGCAATGGGATTCCAACCAGGTGAGATGCCAGCAAAAAAGCATGACCCTTGGGAAGATGATGAATAAAAAAAGAGACCTATTTTTTACAGGTTTTACTAATGGATAAAAAACAATTTCAGAAGTACATAAAACGAGATGAAGGAATTTGTTGCCATTGTGGAACAGATGACGATACACTCGTGCCACAACACAGACTTGGAAGGGGAATGGGCGGATCTAAAGAGCGAGATGTTCCATCAAACATTATTGTAATTTGCTCATTAGCAAACGGACAGCTAGAGTCAAATGCAACCTTCGCTCAGATGGGTAGAGATTTCGGTTGGAAGCTAACACAGGGACAAGACCCAAAGAAAGTCCCTGTTTGGTTGGCAGACGGCTGGTATTTGTTAGATGATGAGTTTGGAAGAACGAAAGTGAACCCGCACCAAGAAGCGGATTAGAAAGAGGGAAAAGAGAGATGAGCATTGAGGCAGTTGCTACTGTTCTAAATCACAGTAGGGCCACAGGGCGAGCCAAGCT